GTGTAAATAATTTTAAAACATAATTTTAAAACATAATTTTAAAACATAATTTTAATATTATTTTTACTTATATAATATTAAAATTATATTAATTTCTATTATAAATATAATATTACTATGAGTAAATTGGAAGAAGAAACCATACAAGAGAAAGAAGAAACCATACAAGAGAAAGAAGAAGCCATACAAGAGAAAGAAGAAGCTATACTTGAAGAAGAAATACCTCAACAAACAAGTAATATTAAACTTCAATTAGGAGATATTATTCAATTTGATGCCCCTACAAATGCATTATTACATGATAAAATATATTTTATTAAATTTATTAATAGTGAAAAAATAGTCTTAATAAATGCCGACAAAATAATTACATTAAATATAACCCCAACAGGAAAATTAGAAGAAGAATCAATAGCAAATATATTATTATTAAGTAGGCATAAAAGTCCAAGTTTTATTGTTCAAAATGGTTTAGAAATGAAAAAATATATTTCTATTTACTTTGGCGAACCAATACCAAAAGTGCTAAATGGTATTATTACAAATATAGAAAATGATATGATAGAAATTACTACATTACCAGATAAAGATTTATTATATATAGATTTTGCTTATTCTGGTATTCCAGAACATTTAAATATTGAAAAAATAATAGTTCGTGAAAAGTTAGATGAAACAAAACTAATTGCTTCACAAGAAGATAATTTGAAATCAAACTCAACACTTGATGAATCAGAAGATTCTTTTTTAAATCAATCTGATTCACAAGAATTAGATTATGATTTAAAAGTATATGATGCTAAATCAGACTTAGAAACTGTAATAATAGACACCGTCGAATTAGGAGAGGAATTAGAAGATTTAGAACATGAAGTAAATGTATCAGAAGGAGAACAGCGTTATAGTTTAGATAAACAAACAAATGATTATTTAGATAAATTAATAAATGCTTATTTACCGGAACAACGCACAGAAGAAGTGATTAATAAAATTCACAATGAAGTAAATTATTATAAGCAATTGCGAACATTATATTCAAATTTTGATAGTAATAACAATCCATTATTAATAGAGGATCGCGGGCAATATTATAAGCATTTAAAAGAGCAATTGTTTAATTTAAATAAAAAAATATATTACATATTGCCTGTGCTATCTAATAGTCGTAATTTAATAATAAATGAAACAACTGATTCTGAGGGTTTTCAAGATAGCGACGCATATAATTATCAACATTTTGGTGAATTTATAGAAACATTAAATAGTATATCATTAAATTGGGTAAATAATAGTTCAAAAGAAAAAATAAATAATTATAAAGAGCACATAAAATCGTTACTTAAATTATTAGATAATTACACTAATTATAGCGAAGAAAATATTAATGTAAATACGCAAATAGAAATGGTGAACTCTATTGTAGATGATTTTTATAATTATAGCATAGCTAAAGGTGAATTGTCTAAAAATCGCTTTGTAATAGATGTTTATAGTGATGGATTAAATATGTTAGAAACTTACTATGTAAATAATAAAAAATTCAATAAAATGACTAAGCTAGTTTCAAATGATTTTGTAAATATTATAGGATTTTTAACACTGCCATTGCCGCTATTTAATTTTTCTAAAATTAATAGTCCTTATACAAATATATGTGATAGGGCAAACTTGAATCTTAATTTTATAAATTATCATGAACTATTAAATAAAAATACGCTTTATAATAAATATGTTTTAGAAAATTCAAACAAGGACAATTATATGAATAGTCATAATAATATTCATAATAATACTTTATTACAAACTATAAATAATTTTAGTATAGATGAGTCAATACAACTTCCTTATTTAGAAAAAATGAATTATTTACTAGAATCTTTTATACCCACAAACAGTTCATTTATTAAAGAATACATTGGCACATATGAACCCAATTCATTAATAAATCGCAAATTTGATTTGTTAGAATTTCTATATGATTTACAAGGATTGAATATAGATTTGTATAATTTACATATAATAGATTATAAAAATATAAGAAAAATAATTAAATCAAATATTAATTTGTATAAAAAAAATTACAAATATGAAGAAGCAAATTTTTCAAATCTTATAAAAACTATTAAAGAAGTATATAAAAATAATGACAAAGAAGCAAATATAAATTATTCTTTCAACCTTTTAACAAAAGAATTAAAAGATGAATTGTTTAATTTTTATAAAATTAGTGATGAACAATTGAATAATAATGAAGAATTGTATAGTTATATTGTGAAGATTGATAACGCCGAATTTTTCATGCAAAGTGTCAATAAAAATATAATGGATTTAATAGTAGGTAACTTACTTGATAATTTTATAAAAGCATATGAAAAAGAAAAAGAAAAAACCAAAACTAAAACTAAAACCAAAGAAGAAACAGAAGAAACAGAAGAAACAGAAACTAAAGACATACAAATTTCATCAAAAGACATATTAAAAGGAGAATTAGATAGTATGCAAAATACTTGTGAAAAATATATATTATCTAAAAAATATAATACTTTACAATCTTTAGAAAATGACAATAATAAACTAATATATTTTGATTCTATATATGATAACACTTTATATAGCATATTAAACGAATATAAAGCGGAGAGATCAACTATGGACACAAAACAATTCATAGATTTTTTGGCAGATAAATTAATGAGTGTTATGAATTTAACAAAACCGCGAGCATTTCGTGAAGCAAAGGCAATTGTAGATGAAAAAAGAGAAATAATAGATGGTGATTATGCTATATTGGTTGATAAAGGAAGCGCCAAGAATTATGTTTATTTACGAACAAATGATGTATGGTTAATAGATCCAAAATTTGAAGACAATTTTTATATTGAATCTAATCAAATTTTTTGCGATTCAAATAAAGAGTGTATTTCAAAAGATGATAAATGTGTTTCGCTAGATAATGCTAAAAAAGCAAATATTAACAAAGAAGTAGACGAAATATTGAAAAACTTCGAAAATAAGTATGATTTAAGTATAGAAGATATTAAAGGCAAAATAAATACAAATTATGAAAATTCTAAAGCAAGGATTAAAGCAATCAATAATATAAATAAGGAAACAAGAGAAGCCATAAATACTTATTTATTAAGTTTGGAAGACCCTAATATAGGTGTTGAAAATAAAACAAGATCTCCATATATAAAATTACGGGATGACATATTAAAAATGAAAGATATTACCTTTAAATATTCAATAATAAAAAAATTTTGTATAAATTTTACACGAGAAGCAATAAAAGATGAGACTCCATATATGTTATATTGTATTAAAACAGGACAACCACTAATACCTTTATTTTTATTGAAATTGGCGAATGCTTTTATTAATAAGATGGATTTTGCCAAAGAATTAGATTATATATGTGCGACACAAGGAACATTGAGCGACGACAATAACTATTGGGTTGATAAATATAGTGGTTATATTATTAAAACAATTGAGTTTAGCACAGATGAAGGATATGATGAAAAAGGATACAAATTACAAACAAGTTCTGTTTTAGAGAATGATTATAGTATTGGTCCACAACCCCAAGTTACAGAATTAATTAAAACAAACTCATTGAATCCAAATACACAAATAATTTTAAATATAGTTAAAGCAATGAGTTTAATGATAGGTATTAATATAGCACATAACCACGAACTAATTATAAATAATGTATTAGCTATTCAAAATTCAAATATTCCTACAAAAAAACAATACGAAGAAATAATTTTAAAATCTACAAAAAAAGAAGGCAAAGTAAAGGCAATGCCAACTTATGAAGAAACATATAATTCGTCTTTATTATTATTAACGCTTACTTTTATAATATATGCGATTCAAATAAATATTCCATCTTTAAGTTCAAAAAAGACATTTCCTGGGTGTATTAAATCATTTAAAGGTTACCCTTTGGACGGAGAAGAAGACAAAACAACATTGGCTTATATTGCTTGTATAGCAAATAAAATAAAAAGTTCTATTCAACCTTGGAATAGTATATTAAAAATGTCTGAATCAACTATTATAAAAAAATTGGAGGCATTCATAGAGAGATATATTATAACAAATAAAGAATTAGCAATTGCTTTGGCTAAAAAGCGCGAATATATATTATCAGAAGTAGTCATTGACGCGGTTCCGGATTATTTATCTATAAATAATTGGCATACATTTAATCCCCCATTATATGATATTAAAATTTCGTCTGAAAACATAAATGCAATAGATGATGGATTTAAAACTACATTATTTGAAACATTCTCTCGTGGTAATAAAAATAATATTAAAGAAATTGTGGAATCAAAGGCAATATTTTCCAGTAATTATATTATAGAAAAAATACAAACTATTGTCAAAAAAAATACTCCATTATTAAAAAACTCGAACGATAATCCCTTCTTAGAGAATGCGTGCTGTAATTCCAGTAAAAATACTATTGAATATTTTATGAGCGAAGATAAATCAATTGAGACAACTAATAATGTTGTGAAATTTTATAATAATATATTAAATAGTATTGATTTACTTACTTATGCGCCGCAGTTATACAATCAAGAAAATAGCAAACAAAAAATAATTTCACAAGTAGTAAGTTTTAGCGAAGACTTAGTATATAAGGCATTCATATATTTTTGTAATTTTGCTAATCTATTACCAATTGATGATGAATTGAAAGGATTGTGCTTAGATAAACCGACAAAGTTTGATAATAGCAAACAATTAAAAGAAATAATAGATTCTCTCAAAAGTGAAGGTAAAGTTTATAATTTTGCTTCTTTTGTAGAATTAATACATATTATAAGTAAAAAAAATATAATACATATAACAACAAACTATCCTATTATAAATAATATTGAACTAATTCGTTTATTAATAGAAGCCTATATGCAAAATAGTTTTTACAGATTGGATGATGAACTTATAAATAAGTTAGAAATTTTATTAGATAATTTTTCAATTGTAAGTGTTGAAAATCTTGAACTGCGCAATTTTAAAAATTATTTGGGAAAATCATTAGCATTATTGAAGCAAAATATATTACAAATAATAAACAAACAATCTAATATTAGTAAAAGTGATTTTGCTAAATTCTCTCAAAATTTGGAACTGTCTATTGATGTAGAAAATATAAAATTTTATCAAAATTATATTATAAATTTTATATATATTTTTCCATCAATTATTTCAAATAAAAATGTAAGCTATGGAGCAATTCCAAAACATTGGAAATTATCAGATATTCATAACAAAGATATTTTCAACATAATGCAAAAATATTATAGTACTATTAATAATTTTAATGCACGACCAGAATTGCTATTGGCATTTAAAATAATTTCTAATAAGTGCAAAATATTAATAGAATTAATGCCATTATTTCTATATAATAGATTTCTCATAGGTGATACTATGTCGTCAAAAACAGTTAAAATTAATAGTGTTTTTGATGAAAAAGTAGTTATATTATTTTATAGTTTTATAATTTATAATTTATATAATGAATTATTAATATTGGGCGAATCTCCTGAGTTTTTGTTACAACTACAAAATTTACAAATAAATGATTATGATAAAGATGAATATATGAAAAATAGTGTAGCATATATACTTGAATATTCAAGTATAATGAATAACCATTATAATTTAATAAATAATGGATATAAAAAAATAAAAGACAAAATTAATATGGCAAAAGAAAAGGAAAAAGATTTAATTACCGATTTTCTTAAAAATCTCTCCGATGAAGAGCGCGAAATTGAAAATATTTTGAAAAATAACAAATTAGAAAAGTGGAATAAAGGTATGCAAAAAGGTATTACTCAATATGTTAAAGAAAACTATGACGAAGAGCGTGAAGCAATGGAAAAACAAGCAATAAAAGAGAAAAAATTACAACAAAACAATAATGTTACGGCAATGAATAAAGAATTATATGATTTAGCAATGGATGAACAAACGGTAAACGATGAAGCAATCGATGCCGAAGAATATAGTATGAATAATATACCCGATGACGACGATTTTGATTATGATAATGCAGAAGATGGAGATTACGCAAATGGTCCAACTGAAGACTATGATTAGCAAATTGATTTAAAACATAACTTTTTTCTAGAAAAAGAAGTATCTTATTATAATATATTATTATATATTATTATATATTATTATATATTATTATATATTATTATTATATATTAATATATGAGTTATTTTTCACCTACTAAATTTTTGAGTGAGTTATATGACAAATATTATTTAGAATATTTGACTAATAAAGGGATTGACCCAAGAGCACCAAACTATATATATACAAATGAATGGTGCTTTGAAGGAACAACACTTGGTTTTGTGCGAAATCAATTAGCGTTTGAAGGAGATAAAATTACTATAGAAAATAATTATAAAAAACATTATGAATTATTAAGATTAATAATATATAAATCTTGCAAATATTTTCACGACAATGATACAAATTACATTGAGTTTATCCAAGATATTTTATGGATACTATTAGAACAAGAAGGTATTTCTCTAGCACATGTAGTGCCATATACTGATAGACTTCATTCACTATTATCAAAACCTCCATTGCGTTATATTTTTAATGATAAAACCGATAATATTATCAAAATTTCTAATACTTCCGTTCATAAACTTTTAAAAGATATTAATAAACATATATGTAGAGTTATAGACGAACACACATCTACAAAGACTACTACAACTTCAACGCGTTCTACCATTTTTAAAACTAGAAAATGTGGAAAAGGAATGAAAAGAACGTCAAAAAAATGCCAAAAATACAAAAATTCGAAGAAATCTAGAAACTCTAAAAAAATATAAATAATAAAATTATTATTAAAATTTATAAATAATTTAATAATAATTTAATAATACTTTATAAAATACTAATGAAACCATTTTCAAAAGAACCACTAACATTTATTGATTTATTTTGCGGAATCGGCGGTTTTCATCAAGCATTGAAAAAGTTGGGTGCAAAATGTATTTTGGCGTGCGATATTGATAAAGATTGTCGCGAAGTATATTTAGATAATTATGGAATAAAACCCGTTGAAGACGTTAAAAAAATTAATCCAAGCGAACTCCCAGATTTTGATATATTAACTGCTGGATTTCCTTGCCAAGCATTTAGTAATGGCGGTAAGAAAAAATGTTTTGAAGACTCAAGAGGTTTATTATTTGATGAAATAATTAGAATTGCAAAAGTCAAGAAACCCAAATTTATGTTTTTAGAAAATGTAAAGCATATTTTAAAAGTAAGTACAGGTGAAGTGATTGACTATATTAAAGAAAAAATAGATTCTATTGGTTATAATTTAACACTTTTTCAATTATCACCACATAATTATGGAATTCCTCAACAAAGAGAGCGCGTTTATTTTGTATGTGTACTTAAAACATTACAACCACCGCTAAATAGTAATTCAACTATTCTTTTAAATCCGACCATTGATCCAAAAACTATTAATTTTAATAAGTTTATAAATAGTGAAAATGTGCCTTCAAAATATTATATTAATTCAAGTATTTTAGAGACATTAGAGGCGTGGGATGAAATTATTAAACAAATGGAAGTAGGAGAAAAACTCTCTCCTACATTAATGATTAACGATGCTTTTATTAATTATAGTGAAGAGCAATTAAATTCGTTTCCAACATGGAAGCGCGACATTATAAAAAAGAATGGCCCATTAGTTCAAAAATATTATACTATTTTAAAACCTTGGCACAGCGAACATAAAGCATTATTAAAACGACGTGAAATTTTCGGAAAATTAGAATGGCAAACAGGTCCTGTTACAAAAAATGAAAGTATCTTTAATCATTTTATTCAAATTCGTCAATCTGGAATACGCGTAAAAAAATGTAAATATTTTCCAACATTGGTAGCAATATCACAGATTCCTATTTATGGAAAAGAGAAGCGCTATATAACACCACGCGAATGTGCGCGACTTCAATCATTTCCGGAAGACTTTAAATTGGCTACTGATGATAAAAAAAGTTATAAACAATTAGGAAATAGTGTAAATGTAGAAAATGTATTTAATGTTATTAGTTCAACATTAAAACATTACGCTATGATTTAAATAAAATATATTATTTTATAATATTTTATTTTATAATATTTTATTTTATAATATTTTATTTTATAATATTATATATAATGTTTAGAACAAAAAAGTTAATAGGCAAAAAACATAAATCAAAAAGAATATTAAGAGGAGGCCGACCCGGACTAGACGCCCCCCCCATACCCGAAGTTGCCATACCCGAAGTTGCCATACCCGAAGTTGCCATACCCGAAGTCACCATCAATGAACCGACGAGTATGTCTAATATACAGCATATGGAACGTATTAGATACCTTATTCCTATTCATGAAACTAGTGATCGCACAAAATTTGTCTTAACTGCTAGAAAGTTTATTAATATAATAATAGGAAGAATTATTCCTGACAATGTCAATAATTTAATTGATGAGATGTTAGATAAAGCAATACAAACTAGGGATCTTATAGTACGGCTTCGTCCAGATGGAAATCGTGATTATAATTATGAAGACAGCAGATTTGATACAAATATAAGTGAATTACGAAGCTTATTGCTATCAGTATTTTCTGATAGATATACAACTATTTTTCCACCCAATATGCTTAAATTTTTTCATAAACAATTATCTATCTATACTCGGCGACGCGAAGATGTTCCAGATATTGGTAATATACCAGAAGAAGAAGAATTAGATGATATGAGACCAGAATTCGGTGGTAAATTATATAAAAAAACTAGAAGAACTAGAAGAACTAGAAGAACTAGAAGAACTAGAAGAACTAGAAGAACTAGAAGAACTAGAAGAACTAAATACTAGTCAAGTTTATAGGAATTATTATACTATTTATACTATTTTTACTATTTATACTATTTTTACTATTTATACTATTTATACTATTTTTACTATTTATACTATTTATATATAATATTTTATTACATAAATATTTTATATAAAATATTTATGTATTTTAAATGCGTAAAACATTAAAAAAAAGAATTAAAGCAGGTGTTGTATCTAGGATTAATACAGAAAGAAGACTTAAGCAAATAAAAAAGACTGTAACTGGTTTAAATGTAGCACCAGATATTGCGGATAAAATATATAAAACCTATACAACATCCAAGTTTATAACTACACTCGAAGCACGCCGTCTTAAAACCAAAATAGGTAATTTTTATAACAATTTAATAAGATTATCAATTGTTTTAAGAAGACTAAATCCAAACCCAAATACAATAACTAGTATAAAAAATGATATATTAAGAACTATACCTCTTGATACAACTGTAGACGAATTGTTACATCTACCTACTATTTATCCACAAATAGTTTTATTAAGAAATATGTTAAGTGATGAAAATAAATTTCCTCCACAAACTAGTGAAGACGTCAGAAATTTAATAGCACTTCTTAATTTAATTGTAGATGCTATGCGCGAACCAATAGAACAGATTGTAATAAATGTTCCATTACTGAATCCACAAAATGCATTTCATATTGGACAAGGTAAAAAAAAGTCACACGGCATTAAAAGAAGAAAATAAAGATTTTATTACTTTAACTCTACAATAAAAATAATGTAAATAACAAAATTTAGGAAATTTTAATACGGGCAATATTTAATATTATAAATATAATATAATATTAAATATGTTAAGAAAATTTGTTGTAACAAATATAAATTTAGTGTCAATAATAGTATTTTTACTATTATTTGCTATAATAATGGTAACTAAGCCAAATATAATTTTTGATAAAAATGGCAAACCTCGTGAATTTGGTATAGGTTATAAAAATAAAACTATAATACCTCTATGGCTAACAGTAATTATTTTAGCAATAGTTTCATATTTAATTATTTTATGCTATATAAATTTTAAAAGATTTGTATTTTAAAACATTAAAATGACCCTTTGTATCTCCAAGAATAATTACCAAATGTTGCATTTTCAAATAAAAATTTATTGTATTGTTCTAAATTACTATCTTTTGTTGGATCTTGTTGATGCTTCATACATATTGCTTGACATCCAAAATAAATAGAATTCATACTGTCAAAATTTGATATTGAATTGTCTATTATATTTGGTAATACTATTGTATATTTTCTTGTTGTTTCAGTAACAAAAGCAGGATTATTATCTCTATTCCCTTTAGCAATTATGTCATTAAGTCTATAAGTATTACACTCTAATCCTTTTCCTTTTAAATTAATATAAGTTTTCAATTTTGCTAATTTAGGATTCATAATAAGGTTAGGGTCAGGATTAAGATCGCAAATAATTATAATTTTTTTATATAATTCGCTCATTTTAACACTATTTAATAGCGTATTATCTTTATAAGTTGTTACTTTAAATTCAGTATCATCTCTATCTAAATATTCTTCAAATAAATTACCCATTTTTTCTAACATAGTTAAATTTGTGCTCATTACTCTAAAATTTAATATTAGCGGATCGTTAGCACAATCTGTTTCAATTTTATCAAAAGCATTTTCCGTTACGCTAGCTAAAACTTCGCTCAATAGTAAAGCATTATATGTTTGTTTAATATAATTACTGTTAGCTATAGACGAAGCAACTATAGGATCATTATTATATGAATAAATTTCAAAATCTAAGAATCTACAGCCATTTGCAATACATTTTTCTAAAGCACATATGGCAACAAAATTATCTTTATATCCATCTCCACAACAACAATTATATGCGCTTTTAACCAAAAAATTAATTAATGTACTATTTGAATTATCAAATATAAGTCGAGCATCGGATTTAATATTATATCTATCATTAAAATAAGATTTATTTGTTTTTTTTTCACCATATATACTATGTAATCTGTCACACGATCTATCTTTTAGTCCTAATCTATCAAATGCAATACTAATTAAAACAATTGTTATTATAAAAAGAATTATAAGTGTTAATATTATCAATTTTGGTCTATTATTATTTATAAATCCAATCGTATTTGCTAAAGTCATTACCCCGTTTAATGCGGAGTCATTTATAGAGTTATTAACTGGAAGGCGACCACTGGCAATATCAGCAAGATCCGCCAGATTAACAACTTGAGGTTTCCGACTATTTTTATCTGATAAAAACGCGATCTTTTCTTCACTTCTCATAGCACGTTGATCTAAAAAGTTATCTGGTCGATTCATAATAATTATAATTACTATATATTATAATTACTATGTAAAACTTTAAATATATTTTGACATAAATAAAAATTATAATGTTATATTAATTAATATAATGGCAGGTGGGTTATTAAATTTAATAGCGCTAGGAAATCAAAATATTATTTTAACTGGCAATCCAACTAAAAGTTTTTTTAAATCAACATATTCTAAATATACTAATTTTGGATTACAAAAATTTAGAATCGATCAAGTAGGACAAACAGAATTAGATATTACTAAAATTACCAAATATAGTTTCAAAATTTTACGTTATGGAGATTTACTAATGGATATTTATTTAGTAATAAAATTACCCAAAATATGGAGTCCTATTTTAAAATATAACAACGAATATAGACCATATGAGTTTAAATGGATTAAAAATATTGGTTGCCAAATAATTAAAGAAGTTAATATAACAATTGACGGTATAACAATTCAAAAATTTAGTGGTCACTATTTACAAAATATTGTAGAACGCGATTATGATGCTAATAAAAAAGCATTATTTGATAAAATGACAGGAAATATTAATGAATTAAATGAACCTTCCAAGTTTGCTAATAGAAATAATAATTATCCAAATGCGTTTAATGTTGATAGTATTAGTCCTGATATAAGCGGTATTGAGCCATCAATTGCAGATTATAATTTATATATACCAATAAATAGTTGGTTTTCTATGTCGTCTTTAATGGCATTTCCACTAATATGCCTTCAATATAGTGAGTTAGTTATTGATTTTACATTAAGACCTATTATGGAATTATATACAATAAAAGATGTATTATTTGATAATTCTACAAATTCTATACCATATAATAATTTTCCACAAATTCAAGCAAATCAAAACGAGTTAGTTTATCAATTTAAAAGATTTATACATCCTCCGCCGGTTAAAGATTTAAATAGTACTGATGACACTTATAGAAATTATGGCACAATTATCAATAGTAACATACATTTAATATGTACACAATGTTTTTTAGAAGAAGTAGAGCGAAAACATTTTGCTCAAAATAGTCAGAGTTATTTAATACGAGAAATCAATGAATATAATTTTGAAAAAGCCATAAAATCTAATAAAATAAAAATAGAATCTAAAGGTTTAATATGCAGTTGGATGTGGTATTTCCAAAGAAGTGATGTTGCTTCTCGTAATGAATGGTCTAATTATACAAATTGGTTATATGAAGACAAAATTCCAAATGATTTAGAAAAATTAAGAATAGCGTCTAACTACAAATATTACACTCCATATTTTAGTTATAGTGGTATTGGAGGTATTGATGTTTCAAAAAATATTTATATAACAGGAAACACTCCAGACATATATTCACAAACTAATCAATGTGAAATAATGAAAAATTTTGCTATAATTTGTGATGGAAAATATAGAGAACAAGATTTTGATAGTAATATTTTTAGTAAAATAGAAAAATACACTAAATCTAATGGAACATG